ACTTTATGCTAAGTTAGATTTCTTTATGCAAATACCTAAGAGTTGGTCTAATAAAAAGAAACTAGCCAAAGAGGGTAAATACGCTGACAACAATGTTGATGTAGATAACTTGGTCAAGGCTTGTCTTGATTCATGCGAAGGTGTGTTTTACGAGAACGACAAACAAGTAGCCATGATTAGGGCAAGAAAGTTTTATTCTGTTAATGCTCGTATTGAGATGGAACTATCACCATTAAAGGATGCAGCATGACTGATATATTGCAAAAAGAAAAGCATCCGTGGGGTTCTGCTCCTAATGTTTTATTAAACGATCAAGACATATCTTTAAAGGCTAAAGGTTTGTATGCGTTTATGGACTCTAAAAGTGATGGTTGGATATTTTCAGCTTCAAGATTAGAGAAACTTCTTAAAGAATCTAGGAAGTCAATCCTTACTGCTATGGCTGAACTAAAAGATAATGGTTGGCTTTCCTATCAAAAGAATAGAGATGGATCAGGTGTTTATACATTGCTTGGTAGATATGTAGCTATAGACCCTAATCCTATACCTAAGTCCCAAAACGCACAGAACCCAAAGTCCCAAAATGACACCGTGCCAAAAAGGGACTCTATTAGTAAGAAAGATTATTCTAGTAAGAAAGATTACTCTAGTGAAAAATTGCGGTTCGATAAATTTCGGACAAAATATCTTGGAAAGAAAAGAGGATTAGATACTGAGTTTGATAATTTTATAAGACATAAGGATTGGCAAAACGCTTTAAGTGATCTTGAAAAATTAAATCTTACTCTTGAGTCATTTAATACTAATGATAAAAAATATGTTCCTGCTCTTATGGTTTTTATTAACCAAAGACATTGGGAGTATTTTGAACAAGAACAATCTACTAATTTAGTTAATCATAAGACTGCTGAAGAAAATGAGAAGGCAGCTAAAGAAAGAGAAAGGCAACAGTATCTTGAGGCACAAGCATCATGAACAATGTATCTGCTTCAGAGTTTCGTGGTTATAAAGCTAAGTCTCCAAGACAGTTTATCAAACCTGTTGAAGATTTCCTTGCTGAAGCTAATGAGTTACTAAAGAAAGGATTACACCTTAGTGGTGATAAGACTTGTTGGTCAGGTCTTGATGATAAGTTTAGGTTTAGAGAGGGCGAAGTCACTATATGGTCTGGCTATAACGGATCAGGTAAGTCATTGGTGATGGGTCAATGTGCCCTGTGGTTAGGTGATGAGTCTAGTGTATTGATTGCCTCTATGGAAATGAAAGGGGCAGTCACCGTTTCTAGGATGCTAAGACAAGGTTTTGGTAATAGACATCCAACAGATAAATTTATCAAAGAGTTTAAGGACCGTACTGAGAACAAGCTGTGGATTTACGATCAAACAGACAATGTGTCTATTGAAGATATTATGTCGATGATTGATTGGGCAGCAGAAAAGAAAGGCATTAAGCACATCATGATTGATTCATTAATGATGTGTGGTGTGAACCAAGAGATTGGTGACAGTCAAAAGAACTTTATGGCACAATTATGTACAAAAGCCAAAGAGTTTAATATTCATATTCACCTGGTAGCACATTCTAAAAAGCCACCACAAGGTTTAAAGAATTACATTCCTAACCGATACGATATATCAGGTTCAGCCAAGATAGCAGACCTTGCTTTCAATGTCATCATTATTAATCCAAATGAACAGAAGAAAAGAGATAGACAAGACAATCGCCCAACTGCGTATGACGATCCTGATGGTTGGTTTATTGTGGATAAGCAAAGAAATGGCGAATGGACAGGTAATTTTGGATTCTTTTTTCACTCTAGTTCTTTGAGATGTACGGAAGAATATTGTGATGTGGTAAAGCAATGGTAAGCCTAACAAAAACACAGGAAAATCAACGACTTACAGAGTTAAGAAACATGAACGAGAGAGATGTGATTGGTTATTTTCTTAATGTTAGGTCTATTGATGAGGGTCTAAAAAGGGATTTACAGCTCGATGACTTTATATTCCAAGATACTAGAAGTGCTTTCGCCCACATGACTGAGGGATATTTTTATGACCATGACAAAATGTCTGAGAATTATGAAAGCATGATGTTATGTCGTGGAGCAGATAGCAATATTTATAAGAAAATCAATTACTTAATAGGAATATCTTGAGCAAATTTATAAAGATTGATGATCGGTTTTCGATCACAGCAGACAAGTTTAATATTATTTTGATAGACAAAGAAAGATACACAAATAATGGTTATTCATATCATAGGTCAGTTAAGGATGTTGTAGATCACATCACTTATACGGTTGAGAAAGATGTGGTAGTAGTAGGTGAGCCTATCTCAAGTCATAAAGTCAGCCATATAACCGACTTATACCCAACTCTTGAAAGGCTAAAGCACGACATTACCCTCAAGATTAAGAAGAAATTAAGCAAAATGAAAAAGGATTTGAAATGAAAAGAGCAGTAGTCTTTCCAGACCAGCACTATCCGATCCATGATGTAAAAGCAGTTAATGTAGCACTACAAGTTATAGAAGAAGCAAAGCCTGACATATTTGTAAACTTAGGAGATGTAGGTGAGTGGGAAAGTGTATCAGCACATAGATACAAAAGACGAAAACGACCTCCTTTAGAATATCAATTACCTTTAATTGATAAAGAAATATTACAAGTCAATAAAGAATTAGACAGGGTTGACAAAGCACTAGACAAAGTAGGTTGTAAAGAACGATACATTTGCCAGGGCAATCATGATGAGTGGCTTGACACTTTTGTAGAAGAAAACCCTTACTTAGAAGAATACACTTTTAAAACAGCTTGTCGTTGGGATGAAAGAGGTTTTAAATATTACAAAAACAACAAAATTCTTTCTATTGGTAAACTTGATTTTATTCATGGGGCATACACAGGAAACAATCATGGAAAAAAGCATTTAGAAAATTATGGAAACTCAATTATGTATGGGCATGTTCATGATCTTCACAGATATTCAATGACTAGAAAAGATGGTGCTATTTCTGCCTGGTCTTTAGGTTGTTTAAAAAACATGACTGCTGCAAAGAATACTTGGTTAAGAGGGCGATTGCATAACTGGAATCATGCTTGTGCCATTGTCGATTTTTTTCCTAATGGTAATTTTTGTGTACAGATTGTAGAAATAGTAAAAGGCAAGACTGTATTGAATGGAAAGGAGTTAGTAGGATGAGTATGAACTACCCAAGTGATTTTATTGAACATGGTTATTTAAGCAGTTGTTGTGGTGCTAATGTCATACATGATGATCTTTGTATGGAATGTGGAGAACATTGTGGATTAGAAACAGAAGAAGAAGAAACTGTATTCGAGAGTGAATTTGGTATGAAATTTAATCCTAATGAGTAAATACACCAAGTCAGCACAATATAAAGTCTGCCAATTAAGGTTAGAAGGGTGCTTACCTGGAACTGAAACTGTTGTTGCAGCTCACCTTAATGGTGGCGGTATGGGTACAAAGCGAAGTGATATACACATTATGTATGCTTGTATGAATTGTCATGATATTTATGATAATAGAAAGACAGTTGATCCACCTTATTTAAGATCATGGTTAGATGATGAAGCACGAAAAGCGGTATTAAGAACTCAAGACATAATGGTAGAGGAGGGTGTTTTAAAACTTTAGGGTATTCAATTACTATTATGTAATTTTGATTATTATATAGCAGTACATTAGTGGCTTCCAACTGTAGAGTACCCTAAATTTTTATAACAAGCGGAGAAGAAGATGAAAGAAGTAATAGAAAAGGTATTAGAGAATAAATCCCTTACTGTGTTTCTAGGGATTTTTGTGTTGGCTTTATTGTTTGGGTGGATTGGTGGATAAAGTTCACGACACTATTACGAACCCCTCGCATTATACGAAAGGCAGTATAGAGCCTATTGACTTTATTATTTCTCAAGACATGAACTTTTGTATTGGGAATGCTATTAAGTATCTTGCGAGGTATCGTTGGAAACATCAGGGAGAAGGTCAAATACAAGACCTAAGAAAAGCTATTCAAAACATACAAATGCAAATTGATAGCATGATAGATAAAGACATTAAATGATTAATCGTGTTATAAAAAGAAATGAGCCTAAAGAAAAAGTCTTTAAGTCTTTAGTTCAAGATTTTTATAGAGATAATCCAAATGTGGATGTTGCAACAATTTGTATTTATGAGGGTAAGCCTAAGAGATCAGAAGCACAATCTAGGCTCTACTTTTCATGGAGAGATATATTAGCTAACGAAACTGGTGAAAGTAAAGATAAAACACATGAGGATTTAAAGAAAAAATTTATTCATGGTAGGTCTACTAAAGAACTTACGATTCCTGAATTTGTAGAATTTTTGAGAGATGTCGACAGGTTGGCTGGTGACTTCGATATTACCTTGCCACATACTAATGATTACCAAGAGGCGATGTATGGAAAATATTAATAAACATTGTATAGATAATGTATATAATACTGACATGGCTAAATCTAAAACAGACTTTCAGGTTAATACTCGTTGGAATGAGGAAGATTTAGCGTTTGTTAAAGCTAAAGCAGATCGTATGGGTTGGAATTTAAGTCAGTTTATTAAGGCTGCTGCTTTAAATGTTGAATTTACAATACAAATGCAAGAGGAATTGCGTAAGCCTAAACTTTAGTTTCCACTTAACATACCAGTAAACATAGCTTGTTCTTCTGATCTTCTGTTTACTAATCCAGGTAGTTTTACACCACCACTATATACAAAGCCATCATCCTCTCCAAAGGCTTCTCGCTTGAATGAATCAAAATCTCCTGTGTTTAGTGCCACCAAAGCCTTAGATTTAGCGAAATTACCTTGTCCTACATTAAACACTAATGAAGTTAAAGCTGCTCTTTGATTGGGTGACAACTCAATAGTAACTAATCTGTCTACAGCATCTTGTGCTTCCATCATATCTTCCATAAGATATTCATTAGCTTGTTCTTCAGTAATCTTTTCACCATGACCTACTCTATGAGTAGAACCATAACCAACGGTTACTATACCTCTAGCTTTCTCATCATCAGTAGCATAATAACCTGTGTCTCTATAGCCTTCAAATTCTTGTATTAAAGGCATAGCAGTTTGAAACATACCTTGCATCAGAAATACTTTTTAAGATTTGCAGCTACAGTATTGCGACTACTGTTTAACATTTTTTGTGGCTGAACAGGTTTCGTTGACCAACCAGGAGACTCACCATATAAAGCTATAGCCTCATCGTATCCTTGTTTTGTGTCCCAATACGGATCATCAGTATTGACTGTCCAAAAGTTAGTACCCTCTGCCATCATCCAACCTGGCTTTTCAGATGACTTTAAACTTTTTAATTTTTTAACAGGCTTGTTTCTACCACCAGTATCTTTGGGTTTAGAGTTAAGCATACCGCCACCACCCATAAACTCACTAGCACCTTTTAGCCAAGCATCTTTAAGTTGTTGACCTATATCATTGGCTGCATGTACTGAGTCCATTTCTTTTGGAACAGCCTCAGTAGCTAGTTTTTGTTCACTTATTGGTATTGGTTTACCATCAGCAGTAAACTCTTGCTCATCTACATATTCAACATTAGGATTGTAATCCAACATTCCAGATAAGTATTTCATTATGTCCATATTTACCTTCTTAAAGTATTAAGCATTTTTTGTGCTTCATCTCCAACTAGATTTGCAGCTTCTATATTTCCTGTTAAAGCAACAGTATCTAGCATACCTGTGGCAACTCTATTAATATAACCCTGTATTTGCTTCATATAAGAATTATCTAGTAATACTTTTCTTATAAGTTCTGGGTCCTCCTCTAAAATCAAACTAACAACTTTGTTTCTTTGCTCAGTTGTTAATTGTTTATCTGCGTTACCTACAACTTTAAAAGCAAGATTAGCTATAGCACTAGGATTTCCTGTTGCTGCACTTGCTACTGATCCCATATCAAGTTTGGCTTGCTCTCTACCTGCTGTTTGTGATCCACCCAAGACTTTATCTTTTGTATTTTTAGTAACAGAAGCTAATCTAACCTTTTCAATAACATCGTCAATGTTTTCATCAGGAAAGACTTGCCTTAAAACTTCATTAAATTGCTCTCCTTCTTTTGATACTTTATTAAAAAATGTTGGTTGTTTTTTTATTTTGTCTCTTATAGCAACCATCAAGCCTGCTCTTAGACCTTCAATTGCAGATGTTTTACCTCTTTCAATTTCACCAGACATCATGTCTTGTATGATTACAGCAAGTTCGTCACTATCTTTACTAAAGGCTTTACGACCAACATCAAAGGCTTCATTCTTAGAAAATAATATTGCTCTTTCTTCTCTAGCTAACCTTAGATCGTCAGAAAAATTATCTAAATGTCCTCTAAGTTCTTTTTCAAATCCATCTAATAATCCTCCTTTGATAAATGCTTTATCATTAAATGCATCATCCTTTGCTTCAGCGATTGCCCTTCTAATAATTTCAGCATCTTCAAGAGTTGGCTCTCTGTTAAAAATGACTTTTCCTTTATTCTTACCTGTTTTTGGTATTCTTACTAAAGGTTTCATTTTCTTTAATTTGTATATCTCATCAAGTGCAGCAGTCAAAGTTGACTCACTTTCAATTGCACTTTTCATGCTGTCTACTATTTCATTACTCAACCGATCAGTATTTTTGTATGCATCTGTGTACATACCTTCGATAGCTTTTTTTGTAGCTTTCTCTTTTTTTCTATAATCAGCAAATACATTTCCAGTTACACCTGGAGTTAAACCTTTTTGTAATTCATCAGCAGCATCTTTTGATGCTTTGTCTGCTCTATTGATTAAAACCTCGTCTACTGGTGTTGTTACTTTAATATCATTATTTAAAGCAGTAAGTGCATCTCTAATTCCAGGATCATCAGCCATAATTTCACCTCTAGATATAGCTAATATAATGTCATCTTCTGATCTGCCTGTACTTTCTGCTAACTGTCTTATCTTTGCAGCTACATCACCTGCACCAGCATCACCAAACATCTGCCTAGCTTTAGTCATAAGTGAATTGGCTATATAACCAGCAGGCTTACCAGCAAGTGTTAATACACTAGAAAAAACAGCACCAGCAGCAGCACCAGGAATTACTCTAGTTAAGTCCTCTACTACACCTTCTTCACCAGTAGCATAACCAGCAACCGCACCTTCAGCAGCTCCAATTTTTGCAGTTCTTTTGATTGCACCTGCTATATTTGCAGAAGCAGCAATTTCATCACCGACCCACGGTGTTAAATACGCAGCAACAGTTGGTACAATTGCACCTAGTAATTCCATACTTAACGCTTCTTTAGGATGTGCTTCTCTGTAAGCGTTTAGTTTGTCTCTAATCTCATCTCTAATTTCTTCATAGCTTTTACTAGATACAGACGATCTAACTAATGCTTCTAATTCATCAGCAAAGCCTAAAGTCCAACCTTGTAAATTTGCACGAACTTTTTGTTTAGCAACCTTTTCTTCTTTAGGCATAGGTGTAAAACTTGTCCAGGGTTCATCTTCATTTACTTCTGGTATTGGTTTAAAATCTTCCCACGGAGATTCTAATGACATTATGCACCCTCCACTAATTTCCAGTTTCCTTTATCAGCAGGATCACCACCTAAGAACTCATACTTGCCTCTTATTTCTCCTGGTTGAATTTCATTTAATGCATCATAAAAACTTTGTTTAGAAACTGTCACACCTGTATAACCTTTAAGTGTTCCGTTCTCACTAAAGTAGGCGTTTTTTGCATTTCTTGCCTCTATACCAACTTGCATTTGTAATATCAACCTTTTTAATCTAGCAATGTTTTCTTTCTCAGGTAGTCCTGGATTGTAAGCACGATCAATTAACTGTTTACCTTCCTTCTCAGAAAATTGACCGCCTAAGATAAGTTTAAGGTTACGCTGTACAACTTCAGCCACTCTTTCTTTTGCAGCAATAGAATCAGGGTTTGTAAGTAAGTTGTACCATTCAGGTGCAAGACCTTGTACTGCTCCTGTTAAATCTGCACCAGATTCTAACTGAGTTAAAACAGATTCAAGTTGTGCTACCTGTCCAATCATATCGCCAGAATTATCACTCCACTCTAAGTATTGTGTTGCGTATGCTTTGTCAATAGCATCCCAACCAACACTTGACTTATCTCCAGTATTTACAGTTACTCCTTTACCTTTAATGCTTTGTATAAAAGTTTGAAAATCGTCTGTACCACCACCATTCTTGTAATATTCATATAACTGTATATTGTCAGGAGTGTCTTTAGGTTTAGGCATATTCTTTAAATGCTCTTGAACTTTAGCAGCTTCTTCTGTAAACCCACTACCCATTAACTCACTAAAAGCAGATGTGAATTGCTCACGAGTAGAGGCAGTAGAATATTTTTGCAATATACTATTTAATTTAGCTTGTTTAGTTTCTGCTGCTTTTGCTGCAATTACTGCTGGTTCTTCTATACCAAACATTTGCCTAGTACCTTGCTTCATTCTTTCAGCACCCATCGTAGCACCGTAAACAGTACCACTTCCTTGAGGAAGCATGGCTGCTGCGGTAGCCGCATCTGTTCTTTGTTTTGCTAAAATGTCATCGTACATACCCATAATATTCTCCTAACTAAATAAACCGCCAACAAAGCTACCAATTGCACCGCCAACTGGTCCACCCATTGCTGTTCCTGCTATACCTAGAACATCTGCTAAACCTCCACCTGTTTTTGCTTTAGTGTCCATTTGGTTTGTGTAAGCAGATTGTAAGCCTGTTGCTGAAGGCGGTGTGATACCCATACTAATAGCATTTTGTATAGCATTTTGTGACAATGCATCAGCACCATATATACTGTTAATTGCTGCATTTTGTCTATTTGCTATAGCATTAGCTATTTCTTGTCCTTGCATCATTGAGTTTGCTCTTTCTTGGGCATTAGCCATGTTTTGTGATTGTGCTAATTGACCTTGTAATTGATTGCCAGATGAAGAACTTAACATGCCTGTAGCTTGTAAACGCTCAAGTGCTTGATTTGTTTGTCTTGCTTGATCTAAGTTTCTGGATTCAGAGCCTTGATTGTAAATGTACTCACCTAAAGCAAATGGATCAAGATTTGCTAATTGACTAGACATACCACCAGTCTGACCATATAGGTTTGACAATAAACCTTGTAGTTGTGGGTTATTACTTGATGTTAAAGTGTTTGTGTCTGGGTTGTAATTAACATTAACAGCACCACCAGATATATTACCTGGTCTTTGCAACGCAACTTGTTGGTCAATTATAGCTTGGTTGTTAGCTACATTTTGATTAGCGAGATTGTTGTTGTACAAACTTTCTCCTAAACCAATACCAGCGTTAATTAAGCCATTAACCATATTGTTATTTTGCAGTTGTGACGCTTTTACTTGATTTCTAGGAGTTGATCCTATTGCCATATCAGCGTATAAATTTCTTGCCATCTTAATCTCCTGTCCTTGTAAATCCGTTATTATCTATTGCTGTTCCTGCACTACCGCCTGACCCACCCGAGCCTAGTCC